AATATTTGTTTTTATTTCATTGCTTATATTTTGATTGATGTTTTCTATTTTTTGAAACCTGAATATTAAAACATCTATAGATGCTTCTTCAAATAAATTTTCTTTATTTGGATGGTATATATGCGTAAATTTACCTTGACTCATCATTTGATTGATTAATTTTGCTGATGACGTTAATTGAAAAAAATCGGACGGAATAATAAAAATCAATTCTCCATTGTTTTCTAACAGATTTACACATTTTTTTATAAATTCTACATACAAATTTGGTTTTCCTTTTTTTTTGACATAAGGTGGATTTCCAATAATTGTTTCGAATTTTTGATTGGGATTATATTCAAGAAAATCAACATAATGAATATTTTGTTTATTTATTGATATTAAGGGAATTAAATTTTTATCAATTTCTATCATAATGAATTCTGTGTTTTCAAATATTTGATTTGGGTCTTTTTTTAAATAGTCAATAATATGACCTTGACCTATAGATGGTTCTAATATTTGTTTTGGTTTATTTTTTATAAATTCTTTTAAGTTTTTTAATAAACTTTCATTTTTTGTAAAATATTGTCCTAATTTTTTATTCATTTATGAATGTTGGTATATAATAGTAAATAACTTTTAATATTATTTATTTATTTTTTTAAAGATTTTCTTTTGATTATAGAAAATGTTGATTTACTCAATGAATCCTATCTTTTCCATAATGAAAAGAATAATTGAATTGAAATACCAATTACTATCAACTAATAAGCAATCATCTTCTTCGGGATACATATACTTGTTCCTCAATTTTGAAACATGACATGTATTAATATATGAAGAGAATATTCCATTCTTAGAAACTTGTTCTTCTCTGCATGCGACCCTCATATTATCCGCATAAACATAAAGATTTGGACAAGATTCCTTAAGTTTTGAAAGAACTAACTCTTTTTCATAGACTGAAACAACTGTTGAAACAGTCCTACAAATTGTTCTATTAATAATTTCATCATGTTCTTTCAAAATAGAAAAAGCAATTCTAATTTGCTCATCTTCTGTAAATTCTGATGATGTCATATTTGAATGAAGTTTATTGTAAGCTTATATTTATATACTAAATTAAATATCATTTTTTTTAAACAACCATTTCTACTTTAATTGCTGGATGATGTACATAATTATGAAGTTTAAAATCAGACACTTCATAATCATCAATATTTTCACGTTTATTTACTATTTCTAAAGTGGGAAATTCATATGGGTTTCGTGTCAATTGTTCTTCTGCTTCTTTTATGTGTGTTTCATAAATATGACAATTTCCCATATAATATATGAATTCATGTGCCTCTAAATCACAATGTTTCGCTATTAAATGCGTTAAAAATGAATAACTTGCAATATTAAATGGACTTCCGCATATTTCATCCACTGAACGTTGATACATTGTACATACTAATTTATTAGTATTGATTACATGAAATTGAAATAATACATGACATGGCGGCAATGCCATTTGGTCTAATTGACATGGATTCCATGCTGAAACAATTAATCTTCTGGAATTTCTTTGTTTAGGATCTTTTAATTGTTCTATTATTTCTTTTAATTGGTCAATACCTTGTGAATTGTAATCTGCAGAAGCATTTGTGTAATGGGCATTAAAATGACGCCATTGAAATCCATAAATGGGTCCTAAATCATTGGGTTCATAAGAATGTAAATTTCTTGAATTAAGAAATTCACGCGATGAATTTCCGTCCCATATATGAACATTTTGTTCATTTAAAATAGTATTACTTGTTTGTCCTTTAACAAACCATAATAATTCTTTTAAACATGTTTTCCAAGCTGTTTTTTTTGTTGTTAATATAGGAATTTTATTGTTTGCTAGGGAAAAATGCATGGCTGAACCAATTCCGACGAATGTATTTCCATTTCTTCCTAATTCAAGACTTCCTTCTTGTAATAATTCTTTTATCAAATTTAAATATTGATATTCTTCATGATATTCATTTTCTGGGTCTTGGTCTTTATATTTATTTAATTTTGTAATATTTTTTAACATAATGATTTATAATAATAATTATATTTATTGTTTAATTTTTAAACTATTTATTTGATTTATAATTTGTTATAATTTGTTATAATTGTTATAATTTGTTATAATTTGTTATAATTGTTATAATTTGTTATAATTTGTTATTTTATAATTTACTTTAAAGAATTAGATTTTTTTTATTAACTTATTTATTTTTATACTAATAGAAGAATGCCATATTTTAAAAATCATAACTTATTATTTATTCATATTCCTAAAACAGGAGGTTCTAATATTGAAAATTTCTTTTTTCATTATTTAAAAGAAAAACCTACTTTATTACATTTAATATCCAATAATTTAGAACTGCGAGTCAATAATCATTCATTACAACATATGACATATAGTGAATTATACAAAAATAAAGAATATTTTGATATTAATTTTGAAAAAGCAAGAATAATAACTGTTGTTCGTAATCCTTATGATAGAATCATTTCTGATTTATTTTGGTATAAACTTATAACAAAAAATAATAGTGTTCATGAAATTGAACTTGAAATTAAAAAATATTTAGAAAATAATTTATTGTATGATAATCATAAAATTCCTCAATATAAATTTTTAATTAATGATGAACAATCAATGATGATAAATTCTAAAATAATCATTTTAAAATGTGAAACTTTAAACGAAGATATGAAACAATTAGGATTTCAACAATTTATTTCATTTTGTAATCATTCTACTAAAAAAGGTTTTAATAAAGATTATTCTCAATATTTAAATAAACAATCTATTAAGATGATAAATGATTACTATATTGAAGATTTTGTTCGTTTTAAATATGATATGATTCATGATTGGTGATTATTATTTTTATTTTATATTTCATTTTAAATATTGACAATACTCTAAATATTTAATCCATACATATTTAAAGAATCTGTTGAATTTGATTTTTCTAATTTTAATGAATCCATATTAATTAAATTATCATTTAATATTAATTCCATTAACCCTTCCATAAAATCTTTTTTAATTTCCCATCCTAATTCTTTTACTTTTTCATTTGATATATAATATCTTAAATCATTAAATGGTCTGTCTTCTACATAAGTAATCCATTTATTTATATCATCTTCATTAGTTGTTTGTTTCATTATTTTAATTAACATATGTGCTATTTCTTTTACACTATATTCTTTGTCTTCATCACTTCCTATATTATATATTTCACCTATTTGACCTTTTTCTAATATACACTCTAATGCAGATGCTACATCAGAAGCGTGTAAGAATGCTCTAACATTCGAACCATCTCCTTGAATAGTTACTTTTTTATCTTCTTTTAATAATTTAATAAATCTTGGAATTAATTTTTCTGGATATTGATTTGGACCATATACATTATTTCCTCGAGTTATTATAATAGGCATGTTAAATGAATGTCTATAAGAACCTGCTATTAATTCTGCACCTGCTTTTGTTGCTGCGTATGGATTTGTTGGACATAATATGGATTGTTCATGTTTTTTTTCTTCACCTTCTGCCAATAATGATTCTCCATACACTTCATCAGTAGAAATATGAATAAATTTTTCAATTTTTCCATATAATCTAGAAGCTTCTAATAATGTATGAGTTCCTAATATATTGTCTTTTGTATATTTAAATGAATCTGTAAAAGAATCTTGAACATGTGATTGAGCGGCAAAATGTATAATTGTGTCTATTTTATAAGCTTCCAATATATGATTTAATAAATCAAATGAACATAAATTTCCTTTGATTAATGTGTAATTTGGTGAATTTCTTATTTCTTCATTGACATTTAATTCGTTTGCACAATAATACATAGCATCTAAATTAATAATATTGATTTCATTTTTTTTGAAATATTCATTGATAAAATTTGAACCAATAAAACCGCATCCTCCAGTCACTAATAAATTTTTCATTAATATACTAAACTAAATAAAAAAATAGTGAAAAAAAAATTAATTAATTTTTAATTTAATTTTATTTAAATTAATTAAAATAGTATTTAAATGAATATTAATAAATGAATATTAATAAATAATTAGTAAATTAATGTTTCATCCTAATTTATATAAATTATTTAATAATGATTTAAAAGATTTAAATAATAATCAACTTATTTTACATTGGAAAACTTACGGTAAAAAAGAAAACAGAATATATGATATTAATAGCTTTTTTCAAAAATATCCTTTTTTTAAATTAAATGATTATACTCAAAATTATCCTGAAATTAAACATTATGATAAAACTATTATAATGTCTCATTTTCATCATAATAAAAATTTATATGATAATTCTTTAATATTAAATAATATAAAACATTCTAATGAAAATATAAATTCAAATGAAAATATAAATTCTAATGAAAATAATTGTGTTATTGAAACATATTTTAATAAATATTTTTTTAATAAACATATATCTTTATGTGTTTTATTATTTGATTCTAATTTACTTGATGATTCTTCTTTATTTCATTCTTATAAAACTTATTTATTTTCTAATAATTTTAAAAATCAAATAAATGAAATAAAAAACTTAAATATTATACAAATTGATAATAATCATATTTATTTGATTCATTCATATTTGTTACAATTAAATTATGATTATTTTTATTTTTATATAAATTCTATTAATTGTGAAAATCACAATTTTTATATAAACTATTTAAAAAAATTTCCTAATATACTTTTCTTTCAAAATAATATAATTATTCATAAAAATTTACTTGTTTATTATAATTATTTTGATTTAATTTATAATACTAAAAAACTATTAACGTTTAATCAAATAATTATTGAGGATTCAAATAGTATAAATCAATTATTATTCAAAAACTATAAATTTACATTTTTATTTAATAAAAATAATTTAAATCAAAATGTATCAAATCAAAATGTATCAAATCAAATTTATATTGATTATAATTTTACAAATGATGATTTATTATATCTTCTTATATTGATTACTTATTTTGAAAATAATAATTACGAAGTAATTATAAAAAAAAATAATATGAATCAATGTTATTTTCTTAAATATTACTTTCCAAATGATAATACCTTTAATTTACATTCATTTACTTTATTAAATAATCATTTAAACCAAATAAATCATTATGATTCGAATAAAAAATTTATTTTAAATCAAAAAATAGATTTTAATAAACATTATTCACTTATTCAACAATTTCATATTTTGAATAAAAATCACCATGACTTTATAGAAAATATTTTTAAAAAATTATTGTTTTTGGACTTAAAGAAAAAAATCATATTTATAAATTTGGATGAAAACCTAAGTGAAACATTTATAATTCAAAATTTAATTCAATTGGATTTTTTAAATTCAATTATTATTACTCGGAATTTAAGTTTATGTAAAACTAAATTTGAAATTTTTAATCATTTATCGACAATTGATTTTTATGAAATATTTGAAAATACTGAATACAATTATGATGAAGTATTAATTGTTTTTGGTTTATTTATTGATTATTATATTGGAAATGTAAATAAACATTCTAAAATATGGAATTATATGAATTATTCTTTGATTTTATATGTAAATGAATTTGATTCAGAATATATAAATAATCAAAATTTATTTATTCAAAATGTATCAACTATTGATGATTATAATTTATATTTAAATAATAAAATTATTAATTATAATCATCAATTATTTTTATATTTGAATCAATGCTTTTATAAAATGAATATTTTTGAAAATTATGTGAATTATTATTTTAATGATTATATATACAATTATTATTTTGGCGATTCATTAGTTTGTATGAGTGATGATGAACACGATGAACATGATGATGAACATAATGATAAATTAAATGAATTTAATAGATTTAATAATAATTTGAATAAAAATATAAATGAAAATATATGTTTTATTTATTCAAATAATTCTTATTATTATAAATATTACAATCATTATTGTTTAATAAAGGAAGACTTTATTATTCAAACTTATAAAAAATATTTTATAAATGACAATGCAGTTTTTAATAACATGAATTTTATTTTTAATTATGTTTTTATTTATGTTTTTGATAATTTAGAAAAGAATATTGATTTTATAAAATATATTTGTGATTTTTATGATAAATATTATTTTCATTATAATTATAGATTAGAATTTTATTATAATGATGTTAATGATTCAATAAATAATCTAGAAAATAAGGAAAAATTAAAATATATAAAAAATATTACTAATGTTTTTTTTAATAAAATTAAAACTTTAATGAATTTGGATAAAAATAAATGCGATGGTGAAAATGAAAAACAACAAAATATTTTTATTTTTAATGATTTATTAAAAAAATATGATAATCAATCTATTATTTTTTATTTTAAAAATAATAATATACATTATTTACAACTAAAACAAGATATACTTTATTTTTTTATTCAAAATAATCTATACTTAAATAGAAATAATTATATTTGTTTTGTTTTAGACATATTACATTCAAGTGAAAATCATTTTTATAAATTATTTAATATAAATATTAATACTATCATTAAAAATAAAATAACTTATACAAATTTATATGAACAAATTGAAAAATACAAAAATAATTATTATATAAATAATTGTGAATTTAATATGAATACATCCTTTTTATTAAAATTTTTAATTTATACGAATGATTCACAAAATGAATTTATTTATAAAAACATTAATAAAATAAATCAATTTATTAATGAAAATCTTGATACTATTAAATACTTTGAATTTTATTTAAATAATAATTTGCTACATATAGTAACTATTCAAAATATATCTATTTTTGAAATAGATATTGTACATTTCAACATAATTCTAAATAAATTGCATAATAATTTTACATTGATTTATTATTTTAATAAAGATTATAATATTCAAGATATTTTAAATTTTGATTCAAATTTTGATTTAAATTTAGATTCAAAGTTTGATTCAAAGTTTGATTCATGTATAAATAAAATAATATTTGATAGTTATTATAACTTATTATTTTTTGTAATTAATATAGATTCTTTAAAAAAAATAGGATTTTTAAGTAAGTATCAAAATCTTGAATCATTTTTATTAAATTTATATTTTTATCCAAAAATAATAAATTTAAATTTTTATATTATAAATGAATTAAATGAATTAAATGAATTAAATGAATTGAATGAATTGAATATTTTTATTAATAAAATACTTAATTTTAAAATTAATAAATATAATACTCATTTATTAGATTATTGTAAATATATTCATTTTGATCAATTTGTAAGCCTAAACAAAATTATAAATTTAAATAATAATATATCCATAAATCAAATATTTAATAATGAAAATAATTTAATAAATATACATATTATTAATCTAAAACATAGAAAAGATAAAAAAAAATTTATGATTGACCAATTAGATAGATTAGGAATTATTAAATATACTTTTTTTGAAGCAATTAAAATTAAAAAAGAAGAATTAAATAATTATAAATGTATTAAATCTGAAAATTTTTTGAATTTTTTAAATATAGATTATGTTACTAATTCTGCTGGATGTAAAATAAGTCATTATGAATTAATTAAATCTTTAATAAAAGATTCTTCAAAATATACTTTAGTTTTAGAAGATGATGTTGTTTTAGAACATAACTTTTATGCTTATATTATAAATGCTTTATACACATTACAAAATAATGAAGAATTATTTGATTTTGATTTACTGTATTTAGGATGCAATTTGAATAAAAAAAATGATGCTGAACTTATTTATCCTAATTTATTAAAAGTTAAATATCCTAAAACTACAACTGCATATTTAATTAATAATAATAAAAGTTGTATAAATAAAATAATAAATGCAATTGAAAATTCATTTAATGAAATTGATAATACTTATGCTGATTCTATTTCATTAAATAAATATTGTATTTATCCAATGATTGCTTATCAAAAAGATTTTTCGAGCGACATTGTTGATTATGCGAATTATAAATATTATCATGATAAATTTACTTATGAATTAGATTATTGATTGTTTATTATTGTAAATTTTTAAAATGTCTTAAATGATTTTATATAAAATATGTTGAATAAATGATTTAATATAGAATCATGATGAAAATATTCATTTGATATATATATATATTTTTCTTGATTATTGTTTATTATTTGGTATTTAGTTATTTCATTTATTGAATTAGAATGAATAAAAAATATTGCTAATAATTCATGGATTTCTTGATTTAATACTTGAAACAATTCAATAACAAATATATTTATATTTTTTAAATAACTATATTGAGTCATAAGTTTCTTTGTATTTTCATCTATTTGATTTAAACTTGACTTCTCTGATTCATGTAATTGTTCTTTATAAATAAATATATTTATATTATTTAATAATAAATAATTATTTTCTATTTTTATTATTTCTTCTATTTGTTTTTTGATATTTGTATTTACACTTGTATTTACACTTGT